GGGATCCCGGTCGCTGAGACCACCGACCGTGACGTCGCCCCCGGCGCGCACGCCGAGGCCGCGAAGATGGCGCAGCTCGTGCAGTCCGGCGACGGGTCCGGGGTCTCGATGCCGTACGGGATGCGGCTGCGGTTGCTCGGCGTGGAGGGGTCGTTGCCGGATGCGATCAAGAGCGTCCGCTACCACGACGAGCAGATGGCCCGCGCGTTCATGCAGATGTTCGCCGAGCTCGGCAAGACCCAGTCCGGGTCCCGGGCGTTGGGCACGACGCTCATGGACCACTACGCGCTCGGCGTGCTCGCGGTCGCGAAGTGGGTCCGCAAGAGCCTGATGGTCCTCGTCCGCCGGATCGCGGACCGCAACTACGGGCCCGGGGCGAAGGTCCCGGCGATCGGGTTCCGCCAGGACGACCACGAGGACATCACCGTCACCGAGCTCGTCGCCGCGATCGAGGCCGGCCTGATCGTCGTCGATGAGGAGCTCGAGCGCGTCGTCCGCGACCGCGCGAACCTGCCAGCCCCGGACCCGGCGACCGCGCGCACGCCGCCCGCCGCCGGCGGCCCGCCGGGTGGTCCGTCCGCGGGGGGTCGCCGACGCCCTACGTCGGCCTCGGCATCGAGTGATGCCGGGGCGGTCAAGCTCCCCGACCGGCCCATGCGCCGCCAACCCATGGAGTTCGAGGCACGCGCGGCCGTCGACTTCGCGACCATCGAGATGGCCTTGGAGGACGGCGTCACCGCGCTGCTGCGGGAATGGCAGGACGTGCGCGGCGGCCAGGTCGACGAGCTCGCCGCACTCATCGAGTCCGCCGCCGGTGATCTCGAGGCGCTCGCGCTGATCCAGGCCACGCCGGGCGGCCATGACGCGCTGCTGACCCGGATGCTCGCGGTCGCCGCCGACGGGATGGCCGGCGCGATGGAGGAGGCCGTCGAGCAGGGCGCCAGCCTGACCGTCCCGGACGCGGAGGCGTTGCAGGCGCTGCTCGAGCCGCGCGCGAACGCGACCGCCGAGTTGCTCGCCAGGGCACTCTCGGAGGCCGCCGGGCGGCGTGCCGTCGCGCTGACCGGCGGCACGCTCGCTCCGGCCGAGGTCGCAACCGAGGTGCGCGGCTATATCGAGGGGCTGACCGACACCTACCTGCGCGACCAGTTCAACGGGGCGCTGGTCGCCGCGGAGAACACCGGCCGGCGGGAGACGATGCGGACCGGTGTCGCGACGATCGCGTCGGTGTACGCGAGCGCGTTGTTGGACACGAACAGCTGTGCGCCGTGCATCGACTGGGATGGCCACGAGTTCGGGACGCTCGCCGAGGCCGAGGCGCAGTTCCCGACCGGCGGCAACCAGTCCTGCTTGGGCGGGCCGCGGTGCCGGTGCACGCTGGTGGCGACGTACGACGAGGCGCCGACGACATGATCTGCGCCGCACGCTGATGGCAGCCGGCTGCGGCTCGCGGCGTGAGCGCTCGTGACCGTCACCTATCTCACGGTCCCCGACGTCGAGCTCGTCACCGTCGGGATGGAGTGGCCCGGCACGGGCGGCAACAACCCCGACGGCACGATCGCCCTGGCGCTCGAGCACCTCGTCGACATGATGGTCGCGGCCAACAACGACCCGCTGATCCGGGCGCCCCGCGTGAAGCTCGGCCACTCCCGCCTGCAGCCCGGCGAGGACGGCCTGACGACGCTCGGCGATCACGACCCGTTCTGGGATGGCGCGCCCGTCTTCGGCACCGCCGTGGACCTGCGCCTGACGAACGACGGCGCGAAGCTCGTCGGCGACCTCGTCGAGGTGCCCGCCTGGCTCGTGGACGCGATGCCGTCGGCGTGGCCGAACCGGTCGTGTGAATGGGTGTGGGCGGTCGAGACGGAGGGCGGCAAGCGCTACAGCGCCGTCCTGACCGCCGTCGCGTTGCTGGGTGAGCGCCAGCACGCCGTGAAGGACCTGGCCGACGTTCGCCGGCTGCTCGAGCAGGGCCCCGATCCCTCGTAGGGAGGCTCATGACCCTCAAGCCCCATGTGCGGGCGGCCGCCGCTGCGGTCGCGACCGCGAGCGCCCCTGCGTCGGCGTCGATCGACGTGGGCGTGATCCGCGACCGGTTCAACTTCGACTGGGCGATGGCCGACCCGCCCCCGGTCGACGGCGTCGACACCTGGTGGTGGTGGGCCCGGTCGGTGCGGGTCGACCCGAACGAGGTGATCGCCGACGACGGCGAGGGCAGCCTGTGGTCGATCCCGTTCAGCACCGACGGTGCGGACGCCGTCACGTTCGGTGAGCCGATCCGGGTGCGCGAGACGTTCGTCCCGGTCGCGGCGGCCGATGGTGCCGCGGCCACCGAGGTCGTCAGACGACGCCGTCAGCGGGTCCTCGCCGCCCAGCTGGACCAGCCGACCAAGCAGGACCGTAACCCGGCCGCCGCGTCCGCGGGGCCCGACAACGAGGTGACAGCCATGGACGAGTCCGTCCGTCAGGCCCTCGCTCGCCAGCACGGGCTCGATCCCGCCACGGCGACCGAGGACGAGGTCAACGCCGCGGTGCTCGCCGCGGAGACGCCCCCGGAGGGCGATCCGCCCGAGACCCCGCCCGAGACGCCCCCGGAGGGCGACCCCACGCCCGAGACGCCTCCCGCGGAGCCCGCGCCGGCCGCCGCCAGCGACCGGGTCGTCACCGTCGACCGTGACCAGTGGGAGCGGGTGCAGTCCGAGGTGCAGGCCAGCGCTGCCGACCGTCGCGCCCGCGAGACCGCCTCGTTGGACGCAGAGGCCGACGCCGCGGTCACGGACGGTCGGATCACCCCGGCGAGCCGTGCCGCGTGGCGGGCCGCGATCGACCCGGGCGAGAACCCCGATGCGGCCGCCACGGCGCGCGCGCAGAGCGAGCGCCAGGCGCTCGCCGGGCTCGCGAAGGGCCGTGTCCCCGTGACCGCCCCGGTCGGTAGCGCGGCGACCGCCGACAGCGGCCTGATGACGACCGGCTGGTTCCCGCAGCTCACCGAGAAGGAGGCCTGAGCCATGGCCACTGGCGACAACGCCATCATCCCGCTTTTCGACGACGGCGAGCGGATCACGTGCGCCGTGACCGCCGCGGTCACCGGCGGACGGTTCGTGAAGATCAGCGGCGACATCCAGGGTGGCCCGCTGCTCGATCTCTCCACCCCGACCTCTCCGCTCACCGGGGGCAACCTGCTGAAGGTCGCGCAGTGCGTCGCCGGTGACAAGGCGTTCGGGGTTGCCGCCTACGACGGCGCCACGGTCGGCGACCCGATCCCGGTCCTCAACGGCCCCGGGTACGTCGTCCCGATGGTCGCCGGCGCCGCGATCACCGCCGGGCAGGAGGTCCAGTCCGACGCCAACGGCCAGCCGATCCCCCTGGCGGCCGGCAAGTCCAACGGCATGGCCGTCTCGGGCGCCGGCAACGGCGCCACCGTCTACGTCCGGCTCTACAGCTGAGAAGGGAGCCCCGCATGAGCCACCACACCTCTCGGCTGCCGGGCGCACGGTTCCGCCTGCCCGATGGCAGCCTCCCCCCGATGGCCGGCGCCTCGCCGGCCGCCCCGGTGTTCTATCCGCTGGGGCCGCCGTCGATCTCGGGCACACAGATCACGGTCGATGTCGCGCTGAACAACCCGACGGTCATCACCCGCGACATCGCGCGGCTCGCCGAGCAGCAGTTCTTCGCGGCGCGGGTGTTCAGCGACGCGGGCGGCGTGCAGGGCGGCGCGGTTCTCTACGAGCTGCCGCCGACGATCGCCACCGACCTGTATGCCGAGCGCGGCGTGCAGGAGGTCGCACCGGGCGAGGAGTTTCCGATCATCACGTTCCTGCGTGGTGTCCCGGTCCTCACGAAGCCGCGCAAGCTCGGCGCGAAGTTCCCGGTCACCAAGGAAGCGCGCCAGCGCAACAACCCGCGCCTGCTGCAGCGCGCGATGATCCAGACGGCGAACACGATCGCGCTGACGCTCGACGCGCTCGGTGTCGCCGTCCTGAACGCGGCGATCACCGGCAACAGCCGCACGATGGCCGGCACATCGTGGTCGGCCGCCGCCGCGACGACGATGACGACGCGCTCCGGCACCAACGTCCCGACCTCGGACCTTCTGTCGGCACGCAAGCTCATCGAGCTGGAGCACCGCGGGCAGTCCCTCAACAGCATCCTGATCCACCCCAATCAGGAGCTGTCGCTCAACCAGCTCGCTGCAGCGACGGGAACCTCCATCGGTGGCCTCCTGGCGTCGGTCGGCATCGACAACTGGTTCTCCACGGATCGCGTGGCGGCCGGTACCGCGATTCTCTATCAGCAGGGGCAGGTGGGCGGCTGGGCGACCGAATTCCCGCTCAGCGAGGACGTCTACTACGAGAACGAGATCGAGTCGTGGTGGTACCAGTGGTCGGTCAGCCCGGCCGTGTTCGTCGACAACCCCTACGCGCTGCTGCAGCTCACCGGCATCGCCTGATCGGAAGGGAGACACCATGGCCAACGCCAAGCTGCCGGCGACCAAGCCCTACCGCGTCGCGATCATCGGCGCGATCTATCACCAGTACGTCGAGGATGTGGGAGCCGATGGGCAGGACACGGTTCTCGCGACTCGCCAGCTCGCGTCCTTCGGCGATGAGATCCAGCTCACCGATCGGGAGGCCAAGCGCCTCTCCGATCTGGGGGCGGTGAAGCCGAAGGACGCACCGCTCACGTACGACGAGATGGACGATCCCGCGCTCAAGAAGCTTGCCGATGGGCGCGGCATCCAGGTCGTGTCGTCCGGGGCGGACGCGGAGCAGCCGCTGCGCACCGACTACATCAACGCGCTGAACACCTACGACCAGGGGCAGGGCGCGATGATCGGTCGTCCACCGGCGGACGCAGT